AAGACCCGATTCCCATGCTCCGTCTTGATGAAAATCCGTCCCGTCAAGCAGATTGGGACGCGTCGGCTGTGCTTCGGCTCCGTCTTTTGCTAATCGTGTAACCAATCGGACCGCGGTTCGTTCATTATGCCCGTCCGAATAGACCACCCGTTCGTACGTCCAAAGCCACGGCGTTTGCGGCGTTGGCACGGGCGGGGCGCTTTTCCAATCGCGGGCTCCGTCTTCGGGTGCGGTGCCGTTGGGCGTGAGCAGATAGAACGTTTCGATGTGGTCAATGCCGCGGCCGTTGTCGCCTTTATCGCCAGGGTCGCCTTTATCGCCAGGGTCGCCCTTCTCGCCAGGGTCGCCTTGATTGCCTTTCACCTTTGCCCAGGCATAACGCAGCGGGTCGTCGTCCGCCCTCTCTTCAAAATCAGTGTAGATTCCGATATAGTCGAAAGCCGCTCCGCCGGGCGTGGTGGTGAAACCCGCTTTTCCGTCTGCGCTGTTGGCGTATGCCGTGTGCGTGTGGCTTGTCAAACCGTTAGCTCCGGGATCGCCCGGCGCGCCTTGCTCGCCTTCCACCTTTGTCCACTGATAAGCTTCCGGCTTGGTGGGGTCGGGGCTGTTTTCATCGACACACGTTCCCATGTAGACGAACTTTCGGCCGTCGGGGTTCGAGGTGGTGAAGTCCTTAAACGCTTCGTCGGCCAAACCGTTCGCGTGTGCGATGTGTAAGTACTTCGTGCTTCCGTTGTCTCCGCGGAATTGCGTCCAAATGTAGCGCGCGGGGTCTGACGAAGCGGCGGGGTTCTCGTCGGTGTAGATACCCATATAAAAGGCGTTCGTGGGCGAAAAGGTGAGCCCGCTCCCGTCGCTGTGCTGTGAATAGGCGATGTGCGTGTAGCTGCTCTTGCCGTCTTTGCCAGGGTCGCCCTTTTCGCCCTTTCGGTCGTTCTCCGACGGTGTCCACTCGGTGGGTGTGTCGCCGATTTCGAGTTTAGGAGCGGCGAACCACACAGATGCTTCCCCCTCTTGCTTATTAAGTCGAAGACGAATGCTCTGGTCGTAGTTTTTTTCTGGAAACGTCGTGAATGTAAACGCGCAGCGCGCCCACTCGCCGTCGTGCTGATAGGAAATGTCTAAGGCCGCAATAGGCTTGAATGCAAAAAGAATGGTCGCACGTTGGAGCCCTTGACTTGTTTTTACCCAAGCGCTAAAAGTGTAGGTTGTGTTTGGTCGCAATCTTCCAGCGACACTCTGAACGATAGAAGAGAACGGCAAGTCTCCAAGCATTGCCGTATCATAACGCACAACGCGCGTTCCCGGCACCGGGCTTGTTTGCGTATCGTCGAAGACTCCCAAACGTCCTTCTTGATTCCACTGATCAAATCCTTTTTTGAATGCGCTATCCTCTAGCAGGTTCGCGTGATAGCTTTCCCCGTCTCGGCCGTCGGTTCCCGCTGTTCCTATTTTATCGTTTTCCGATAAGCACCACGTCGTCGGCGTGTCGCCCTCTTCGACTTTGAGACCGCAAATTTCTATCCACTTTCCGCTATCGGCGTCGTTTAGGTCTACATAGATTCCACAATACGGCGATGTGCCGTGCCACGTGAACGCTTGCGTGTAACGTTTCCACTCTACACTGTGGTGCAGTGCCCCGTCGTTGTACTCAGCCGGTGAAGAATGAGGGGGACGTTCGGGGTTGGTTCGTAGGCGATATCCGTTGTCGGGGTAATTATCCCATAGGTGCAGATTGCCGTCAGTACGATACCAAAAGGAGACAACGTAGGTCTTTCCCACGGTAAGCTTTTCGCCGGGAATGCTTGCACGTATTACGTTGGTTTGCCCCATGGCGCAAACCACATTCGTCCCGTTCATTCCGCCCGGCAAAACCGTCACTTTCCCCCTTACTTCCGTCCATTTCGGGTTGCGCGGTGAGGCATAAATCGGGGTGCCTGTGTTGAAGTTCGTACCGTCGAGCAAGTTCACACCAACGGAAAGACCCGCGTCGCCGTCTCGGCCGTCCTTCGGCTTTGCCTGAATGAGCGTCCAGTGAATAGAGTTCGGCGCGGGTTCCTCTGTCGTCCCTTCAGACTTTGTCGTGGTGCACCTCCATCTCGCACCGTCCTGCCACACGTCGCTGATCTCAAAGCGTTTCGTTTCGGGGTTGCGAGTGCCCCCGAAATACTTAGCTCCCTTTGTCCAGTTCCCCCGATCCACGATTTCAGGAATAGGATTCGCTTTGGCGTCCAGTCGAATTATATCCTGCACCACCAGTCCGCGTGCAAACAAATAATCATCTTTGCCGTCCACGATTTCACCCAGTTCTGATTTTAAGAACTCCGGCAAAGTGCCAAAGGACGCTCGTTGGTGCTCGGCTGTGATTTTCGGGGCGGTTACTCCTTGCAAGTGCATAATACGTCCCTCTCGCGATGAGAGATACAAGCACGACCGGCGTTCTGAGATACTCGTGTTACCCCACCGTGCGAGATTCATTCCCTCGCACGGCTGCATATTTGCTCCACCGGGAACGTCGGCGTTGTCATACAAAGAGCAAGTAATCGAGTTTTCGTTGATGTCCACGCTTTCGACTCTGAGCCATGCCACGGCGTAAATCGCCGTCTCGGGCGTGGGCAAAGGCGTGTTGGGGCGAAAGGCTCTGACGGCTGCCGTGCTTACGATCCCTTTGATCACGTCATGGACGGCAAAAGCGGTGAAGTCCCCTTCAAACCTGCGTCGCATGGTTAATACCCATTGCGCCCCTCGTTGTTCGACGTGTTCCACCGTGCCGCTCTCAGTCAACAACCAATCACCCTCCATGGCTGTGAGTCGGTTGATCTGCATTTCTGCCACTTCCAATTTCGAGCGCACTTTCAGTCGTTCGACTTCGGCTGTGCCGTCGGCTGATATACCGGCGCCACTCATACCCGCTTGGAAATCACCCACGGACAATGTTCCTTCCACGTTGGCTGTGCCCTGCACTTGAATTCCTCTTGATGTCAGTCCTTGGGCAAAGTGGATGTGTGCATGTGCCGTGTCGGGGCGAATTCCTGAAAGATATCGACTGTCAGCGCCTTTTATCAACGCGATGAGATCAATGAGCAGCTGTCCGACGCGTTGCGCCGTATTTGCCGCCTCTTGCACCTCGTCTCTAATTTGTTCGGCGCGCTGTTGCAATGTTGCCATGCTTACTCCTCCTTATCTTCCGTGTTTTTTTCTTCTGTTGCCTCTTTCTTATTTTCCAATTGTTGCTCGAAAGCGTCTGCGATGAGTCGTGCCAAATCGTTTCTATCCTCAATGATGGTGTAAATCGTACGGTTTTGCTTTTCGATTTCTTCCTTTTCCCAGCACGATTCTCGGATGCTCTTAAATTCACAGATCAGGCAGTAAGCACTCCATACCATGCAGAAGAATGGTGCCGGCAAAAGATAGCATGCCACGATGTCGAGTAGTGTCAGCACAAAGAAAGGCACAAAATATCTCATGGCCTTTTTGGCCGTTTTTTTCAGGCCCCTCGATGTTACGGTTGCGCCGCGTTGTTTGGCCTTGTGTACTCCAAAACATAGATCGAGAAACATGGCTACAAGAATAGCAGCCGTGCACAACGTAATGACCGCGGTGTGCGTGTGTGCATGCTCTTTTAGAAAAAGCCAAAGCGTGTCTCGAAAGGCTTCAATTATTTCATTCATAGAATTGCAAATGTCCTCTGTTTATTAAATGATCTCCAGCATGGGGAAAACTGACGTCCATGTAATGTTTACCACTACCACCGTTGGCGAATTGAATTCACCGGGGTGGTGCTGCTCTGTGGTGAAGAGCGGGTCGGTCGGTCCCTTCCCACCCACTAACCAGCGTGTCCCCTCTGCGTCTGTGAGTAGCAGTGCCGCCGTTGTTGTGAGCGGGGTGTGGCGGTGGGTCGTCACTGTGATTTTAGTCGTGTAAAGCCTTAGGCCGTCTTCGACACTTTCTGTCGTGTCGGCCTCTGCGATATTGGTCAAGCACCACTCTTCGGCGTTCGGCGCCCGTCCCACGAACATGGCTCTGTGCCCGTCGGGTGCCACCGCCACATTGGTCGTCTTGACGGCTGGGGCTGGGAACCCCTTCCCGCGGGAA